AATTTCGGCAGGTTCTGCTACTGATGGTAACGGTATTGGTCTGTTTAAAAACGCCCCGCCTTCTGGCTTCTTAGCACTATGCACCGCCAACCTCCCAGAGCCAGCCATCCCCCTGCCGTCAGAGAATTTTAATACGGTGGTGTGGACTGGAAATTCAACAGATAACAGAGTAATACCTGTCGGGTTTGCCGCAGATTTAACTTGGTTCAAGCAAAGAACTGGCGCGAACTGGCATGGTCTGCTTGATACCGTTAGGGGTAATAGCAATCCAAATGTAATCCATTCAAACGCAACCAACGTAGAGGGTGATTGGACGTACATTTTTAAAGGCCATACCTCAACTGGTTTTACTGTTGGCACTAATGCCGCAGTTAATGCTAATAGCAATACTTACGTTGCTTGGAGCTGGAAAGCCAACGGGTCTGGGTCAACGGACACAAGCGGAGATATAGACGCAGTAGTCTCAGCTAATCAAGCCGCTGGGTTTAGCGTTGTTACTTGGACTGCAACTGGATCTAATACAGCAACTATCCCTCATGGTTTGGGTGTTGCCCCTGAAATTATTTTTTATAAAGCCCGTAGCACTTCCGGTAATTGGAATACTTGGACAACAGCTATTGACGGATCAAATGATTCTTTACTTTTAAACACAAATGCCGCAAAGAGCAATAATTCCGGCAGTTACGGAAACTTAACCTCTTCGTTTTTTCCTAACTGGGGTCTTGGTAATGGTATTACGATGGTTGCCTACTGCTTTGCCTCAAAACCGGGCTTCAGCAAAATTGGCGTTTACACCGGAGATGGATCTTCTACGGATGGGCCATTTGTTAATTTAGGTTTCAAGCCTGCTTTTGTGATGGTTAAAAGAACCGATGCTACTGCATACTGGACAATGTTTGATAACGCAAGAAGTCCTTTTAACGAGGTAAATAAAGAAGTTTATGCAAATGAGCCTCAAGCTGAAACTACTAGTTACAAGGTAGATTTCTTAAGCAATGGTTTTAAGTTTAGAAATACTGGAAATGACGTTAGTACTAACAATGGCGTTTACCTCTATATGGCCTTTGCAGAGTCGCCCTTCAAGTACGCTAACGCCCACTAACGCAGGAGAATAATATGTACGCAAAGATCACAGACGGGGCGATAGAGTCCACAGGTACGCTGAAGCAGTTGTTTCCAAACACCAGCTTCCCCGGCGGAATAGCTGACGCAGACTTTAAGACAGCTAATGGCCTAAAAGATATCGTCAACGCAGAGGAGAAAGACCGTCAGTATTATTACGTTACACAAGGCGATGTGACGCTTGTGAGTGGTGTGCCAACTCAAGGCTTCACAAACACCGCTATGGCAATCGAAGACGTTGACGCTGTAGACAAAGACGGCAATCAGTTGTATGTGCAAGTCTATGACCCAGATGAAGGCGATGACGGAGCAATGGTAGACACTAGCGAGAAGCTAATCACTAGAGGACTCAAATACACCTTCAAGAATAAAATAAAGTCTCAGGCCAACAGCGCATTAGCTGGCACAGATTGGATGGTTATCCGTAAGGCCGAGCGTTCCGTGGCTATACCCTCTACTACAGTGACGTACCGCTCATCAGTCGTAACAGAGTGCGCTAGACTAGAAGCAGCGATTGCTGGCGCAGCAGACGTTGATGCTCTGCAAGCAGTTATGCAGGCACAGAACTGGCCCGAACAAGATTAGGAGTAAAGCATGGCAGCTACATATGTAAATAATTTAAGGCTAAAAGAAATTGCTACTGGTGAAGAGTCAGGAACATGGGGAGCATCCACAAATACCAACTTAGAGTTGATTGGAGAGGCTCTGGGTTATGGGGCTTTAAACTGCTTTCCTGCTAATGCAGATCAAACTACCACTGTAAATGATGGAACCTCTGATGCGGCAAGGTCTATTTATTTAAAAGTTACCAGCGGAGTTGATTTAACCGCAACAAGAGTATTGACTGTTGGGCCAAATACAAATTCTAGGTTGATGTGGATAGAAAACGCTACAAGCGGCGCTCAGTCAATTAACATCAGCCAAGGTAGCGGCGCAAATGTTCTTATAGCTACAGGAAAAACTAAAGCAGTTTACCTTGACGGGGCCGGAGGCGGCGCGGCTGTTGTTGATGCTTTGGCCCTTATAGACGGGTTGGGCGCAACAATAACTTTAGATCCTACTGCTAAAACGTCTGCTTTTACCGCCGTTTCAGGGAAAAGCTATATGATTAATACCAGCTCTGCTAGTTTTAATATCACGTTGCCTGCCTCTCCTGTTGTAGGAAATCAGGTAGGGTTTATGGATGTGAACAGCACATTCGATGTTAACTCAGCAACGCTCCTGAGAAACTCATCTAAATTATTCAACGCTGCCGCTGATGGCGCTATCGACATTAAAGGTTATGCGGGGACTCTGGTTTATACCGGAACAACGTATGGCTGGATGCCAATGAGCTAGGAGAAAAATATGGCTAATTTATCAGCATTAAAAGCTGGGGGAGTTCCTTCTTCCTTTGCTGGTTATACAACCATTAGTACAGCGTCGAGCAATCAATCTGTTACAGGCGTAGGGTTTAAACCTAATTGGATCATAATAACTGGCGTTTATGTGGGTTCGTCAAACCTCACCGTAATGAGCGGTTTTAAAAACGCAGGAAGCACTCGCGCTCACTTTAGAATGGTGCGAAATGAGAGCGGCGCACCGGGGTTTATAAATTCAGCGGAGGGCAGTCTTTATAACTTCCTTGATGTGTCTTTAAATCAAGCTATAGGCTCTATAGCTAGTTTTGACGCTGATGGATTTACAATATCAAAAGCAGCTTCTGCTGCTACCGGAGACATATATTGGCTGGCAGGCCGCTAGTAGCGGTAGCTTATGAAAGACTCAGAAGCATTAGCGGAGATTCGCGCACATGAAAGAGAGTGCAAGATACGCTGGGATCACATAGAGACTAGGCTAGAACGAGGCTCTCAGCGCATGGATCGAATGGAGATATCTATATGGGGCGTGTATCCATTCATCTTGGCGTCTGTATTCTTAGCTAGATACCTCTAATGATAGGGGAAGTAGTCGCCGTTCTGTCTGCGCTAAAGGCACTTAACGATGGTATAGCTACCGTTAAAGAAGGAAAAGGCAATTTAGACACTATATTAGGAAGCTGGGCAGAGGCAGACGAAAAATATAACTCTGTAGAAAAAGCTAAAGCCGGGGCCATGAGCTACAAAGAAGCTCTGAAAATGGAATCAGCGAAGCGGCAATTAGCTAATTTTGACCAGCAGCTTAAAGACATTTGTATGATGCAAGGTCAGTTTGATTTGTATACGAGCATCAAAAAACGCATGGAGGAAAGCAGGTACGCTCACGAAAAAGAACTACGGATTATTAAAAGACGTAGGATTGAGTTCAAAAAAACAATGAAACTGATAGGCACTGTTATTTTTGCTTGGGTTTGTTTTATGGTTTTCTTGGTAGCAGGGATATGGATGTATCGTCAACCGTGATCATGGTATTCCTACTGGTTGTTATTGTTGACGGGGAAACAGTAAGCACTGACGATATGTTGTTTGAGAATGTGTACAGATGCAATCAGTTTGCCAGAGCTATAGAGCGTGGTGAATCAGGGCCAAACAAGCAGTCTTATATATGGCAAGAAAACATATCTGCTTATTGTTTGCCAAAAATGGTTACGAAAGATACAGAACTATTTAAATAATTATGGGTAAGTTGGCCCCCATTAAAAGCCAGCACGTTAGAGGTAGAACCTAATGGAAAAAGTAACAGAAGCCGCAATAGAGGTGTTATCGAGTAAAATCACGAAGGACACTGAATCGGCAGATGCTTTACGATTTACGCAAGCCGCACTAAATTTAGCCCATGTGCTGTCAGTAATTAGTAATATAGAAAAATAAAGGGTGGGGCTTCGGCCCCTATTATAAGGAGCGTATGAAATACCTACTTTTAGTTAGCTTTTTGACTCTTACCGGATGCTCTTCACTGAGCGTGTGCGGTGAGCGAGAGTACAGCTTTGAAGTCCCTAGCACTATTCCTTTCCTGAATGGAGAGTTTAAGATCAAGCGAAGCTCTGACCATGTAGATTGCAGCAGACCTCCAGAAGAGAGAGCTATTAAATAATGCCTACCCATCAAGAGCTAAGTAGAATATGCGGTGAAAGCTATCAAGAAAGTAGCTTTGAAGAAGCCAATATTGAAGTTCTTGTAAAGGGTAATGTGTTTGCTTTTAGAGGTACTGACGAGCCTAAAGACGCTTTGCGAGATATGCGTATCCTGCCTCTTTGGACTAGAGAGCTAGGTTGGTGTCCAGCGGGATTCCTTAAAGCCAGCAGAAGACTAGTCAACAAAGTGACTTCGGTTTGCTTAGAAGAAGATATCGACCATAAGAACATTATTCTTACAGGTCACAGCTTAGGTGGTGCAGTAGCCCTTATTCTTGGCGCGTTAATGACAAGAGATGAGATACCGCCTACAGAAATAGTGACCTTTGGCGCACCCAGATGTGGGCGATTAAAAATATTAGACTCAGTTCAGGTGACTCAGTACAGGCATGGGAAAGACATAGTTCCAATGGTTCCACCTCTAATGAGGAGGCATAATAAGCTTTTAGAGCTTGGTAAGCCCACAAGCTACATTAAAGACCATTTTGTAGTGAACTATATTAAGATGGATAAGTCCCCGGAGGTTTATTAGTCGTGAGTCCAAAGAACCTAGAACCTAACTCTGAGTACGCCAAATATGATACAGATGGCGATGGAGTGGTAAGCGATGCAGAAATAGCTTCCTCAGAAAAGCTCCAGCAGCTAGAGGTCTTGCATGAGAAGGCTGATGCCCAGAAAAATATGTGCTGGCTGGCCCTCCTTGGAATGCTGCTCTACCCTTCTCTTGTTGTTATTAGTGACTTGTTAGGATTAGACAAGTCTGCTGAAGTTTTAGGGGATATGAGTTCAATCTACTTTGTGAGTGTAGGCGGTCTTATCTCTGTTTGGTTTGGAAGCCAAGCGTATACTTCAAAGAAAAGTAGCGAGAAATAACATGACTGTAGATGTTAAAGATCTGTATGAAGAAATTTCGGCTGATGAAGGCAAAGTCCTTCACGCCTACCTTTGCAGTGAGTTACATGCAACTATCGGAATTGGTCACAAAATATTAGATACTGATCCAGAGAAAGACTTAGATATTTTTGGCATAAATTGGGAAGAAGTCCCTGATGAACAGTACATCACAGAAGACCGCTGCTACATATTGTTCCAAGAAGACGTACAGATAGCCATAAGCGGCTGTATGAAGATTTATAATAACTGGGATGATCTGCCTCAAGAAGTGCAGCACATTCTAGTAAACATGTGTTTTCAGCTAGGACAAAGAGGTCTTGGCAACTTTAAGCAGATGGGCAAAGCAATTGAAGAAGGTGACTGGGAAAAAGCATCAGTCGAAATGATGGATAGCCGTTGGGCAACTCAAACGCCCGAAAGAGCTAAACGCTTACAAGACAGGATGCTGACTTTAGTCAGCACATAGGAGATAAGAATGAGCCAATTTTACGGACAAAATCTATCTGGGGGGTACGGCAAATCAATGCCTCAATATGCCGCACCTTTCTATCAGGAAATGGGAGGCCCACGCCCACAGCCACAGCGGCACACTTTAGGAGGAGGCCCAGCCCCGACCGGAGGAATGATTGGTAGCCAGAGCAGTTTTCTACAAAACCTGCGGGGTCTCAGACCAACCGGCGCTGGAGGCTACGGAGCCAGCCAAAATCCTTACGCTAGAGGCGGCTTTGGTGGCGGTTTTGGTGGTGGCTTTGGGGCTTCTCCGATGCGCTATCAAGGTGGCAATTACGGTGGTGGCATGGGTCAAATAATGCCAACTAATATTCCTTACAGAGATCCGGGTTACGGTTCCCCTATGAGGTCTCAAAACTTAATTCAAAATTTAGGTGGCCCTCAAAGCCTAAGAGATCCATATCGCGCTCAGTCCACTATGAATCAGCTTGATAATTTTAGGGGGAACCAATATGGATCTCCTCAAGCTGGAATGCCACCTATGGGCGGTAGACCCGGAGGTAAAGGCGGCAGAGGCGGTGGTGAGTCAAACGTCGGTACGCCTAGAAACCCCGACAGCCCTGATGGTTTATACGGCGGTCAAAACGGTGGGGGACAACCTGCTGGAGGAAGACCGGGAGGAAAAGGAGGCAGAGGCGGCAGCCAAGGCGGTCAAGGCGGTCAAGGTGAAGCGCCTGCATCTAACACTAGTGGAGGCATCTTCGAAACAGACACCCGCGCCCCTGCTGTAATGCCGCCAGCCCCACTTGAGCCTTTGACAGATTCTAGGCTCTCTATGAATGATACTGGTCAATACACCTTTACAGGCGCTGACGGGAATGTTCTCAATGATCTCACTAGATCAGGGGCGCAGTCTATGCTAGATAGTTACAGTGATAATCCAGAAAATTATCAGGCTAGTCCACAAGATCAAGGTCTTGCGTCTATACCCCCGCCAGTCAGTACAGCACCAGCAGCACCTGTTTGGCCTGCTCCGGGATCTAAGCATCCACAAACAGGCGAAACTCAAGAAGAGATTAGCGCACGATGGAAGGTGGAAACTCAAGCAGGAAAAGATAAAGCAGCGGCAGATGCAGCCGCAGCAGCAGCAGCCGCCGCACCAACAGGCGCAGCAGCAACAGCAACAGCACCACCAGCCGCAGGAGCCACAGCAACAACACCCCCGGCAGGTCAGGCTCAAGTAGGGCCAAGCAACTTTTCTCCTGAAGCAATAGCAGCAATGCAAGCGGCAGGCGTTGACCCGTCAAAAATCATGCAAGATGTCGGCAACCTTGGCGGAATGTTTGCATCTGGAGGTCAGGTTGGAAGGCGTTACATGGCAGATGGAGGCATGGCTGGCATGGGCGGTGGAATCGCTGGTCTAGATCCTGAGATGATTCGTCAAATGCGAATGGCAAGTCAGGGCGCTCAAGGCGACATGAATGCTAGAAACCAAGCAATTTATGCAAGCACAACGCCTGAAAATTTTCACACAGCTTATGACCCTCAAGGACGAGGCGCTCAAGACAGTCAAGGAATCCGAAACATGCAGATGAGACAAAAGTTGCTTAATGACTTGGCTATGAGGCAAGCAAGCGGCAGCATGGGTTCAGGAATTGGTAGAGCCTAGCTGTGCCTCTGCAAAAGATAGAGTTTGCTCCCGGAGTAAATAAAGAAGGAACGGAGTATACCGCTGATTCTGGATGGTTTGATGCAGATAAGGTTAGGTTCCGTAAAGGCAGACCTGAAAAGATTGGGGGTTGGGCAAAATACAACGTAACCACTTTTCTGGGGATGTGTCGTTCAATATTTGCTTGGGCCACATTAACTGACGTTAAGTTTATTGGAATTGGAACCCACTTAAAGTTTTACATTATGGAGGGTATTTTCCCTAACGATGTAACGCCTTTAAGGCTTACAACTTCTGCCGGGGATGTTACTTTTGCCGCAACAAATAACTCTCGTACACTGACCATAACAGATACTGCTCATGGAGCTGTAAGAAACGACTTCGTTACATTTAGTGGCGCTGCAACGCTAAACGGCAACATAAATGCTGCTGTGATAAATCATGAGTATCAGATTGCCACTATTGTTAACGCAAACTCTTACACAGTATTGGCAGTTACCGCTGCTGGTGGAGCAGTTACAGCAAGCGCAAGCGATAATGGTAATGGTGGAGGCTCAACTGTAGGAAAGTATCAAGTCAATACAGGCTTAACTAACTTTGTTGCTGCCGCAGGGTGGGGCGCAGACCCTTGGGGTCAAGGTCTATGGGGTAGTGCTTCTGGCTTGGGCGACGGAGATCAGCTTAGACTGTATAGCCAAGACAACTTTGGAGAAGATCTTGTTTTTTGCGCTAGAGACATTGGGATTTATTACTGGGATTCTTCCTCTGGACTTAACACTAGGGGCGTAAACATTACAGAGTTAGGGGGCGCTTCTAATTGCCCAACTGTTGCCGCGCAAATATTAGTCAGCGATAACGATCAGCACGTAGTCGCTTTTGGAGCCAACAACATTGGATCTGCAAATCAAGACCCGCTATTAATTAGGTGGTCAGACCAAGAGTCTATAACTGACTGGACACCTACAGCAACAAACACAGCCGGTGGAGTCAGAATTAACTCTGGCAGTAAGATTGTAGGGGCTGTGCAGACTAGGCAGGAGATACTACTCTGGACAGACGTTTCTACTCACTCGATGAGGTTTGTAGGCGCTCCTTTTATATTCCAATTCACTACCATAAGTTCTGATATTTCTATGATATCTCCTAACGCAGCGGTAAATGCGAGGGGCAATGTCTACTTTATGGATAAAAGCGGATTCTACGTCTACAACGGTGCGGTTCAACAGATAGCTTGCTCCGTTCAAGATCATGTCTTATCTAACCTGAATTTAAGTCAGGCGTACAAGGTTTTTGCGGCAGAAAACAACGCTTTCTCTGAGATTATATGGTTCTACCCTGTAGGTATTGGGGCAACAGAAATAACCAACTATGTGATTTACAACTACAATGAAAACTTGTGGTCTATAGGGACTCTGGGAAGAGGTGCGTGGTTAGACTCTGGGGTTATGAATGATCCAATTGCTTCCTCAGTAATATCGTCTTCCGATGACAACTACTTATATTCTCACGAAGTTGGTCACAACGATGACGGTGCGCCAATGACAGCCTTTGTAGAGTCTGGAGACATAGGGATAGGTGACGGTCAAAACTTTATGATGATTGACAGGATTGTCCCTGACTTTGCTTTTAGCGGGGATGGTGAAGTTAGCATTAACATGAAGCTGAAGGGCAGCAACTATCCTTTGCAGGATTCGACCACGCTGTCTGAGTCTGTAGTTACTGAGCAAACAACTCAGTCAAATGTCAGGGTTAGATCAAGACACGCAACTCTAAGGCTTGAATCTACAGGTGTTGGCTATGGTTGGAGGCTTGGCGGCTTCAGGTTTGGTCTTAGGCAGGACGGGAGAAGGTAATGACAGAAGCAAGAAGAAACCCGTTGCCTACAGCAGGACTACAGTACGACCCTTCCAATGAGGCTATAACGAGGCGAACATTGGAGTTTGCGTTGGATAGGATTGAAACAGACGTTAGCTTGGCAAAAACACAGTCTGATAAGGAAGGCTCCTTGGCAGTAAGAAGGTTCCAGTTTCTATTGATGGGCGCGTCATGACTGATGTCATTAAAGTTTTAGGTCAATTAGATCCTGCCGCGACCACGGTAACGGTTCTTTACACGGTTCCTAATCTTGCCCAGACAACAGTAAGCTCTTTGGTTATATGCAACCGAACAGGTAGCGGTATCACCTTTAGAGTAAGTGTTCATGTGGCTGGCGCAAGCGCCAACGACAAGCAGTTTCTTTTTTACAACGAAGCCTTAGCGGCATCAACAACAAGAACAGTGGTTATAGGCATTTGCCTAAATCAAACAGACGTAGTAAAGGTTTACGCCAGCGCAGTAGACGTAAGCTTTAACTTATTTGGAGTGGAGACAAGTTAATGTACCAGCAAAACCCAAAAGAACTTGAAGGTGTAGCCAATCTATTAGCCACTAAAGGTAGATATGGTGACTCTATGATGGTTCACATGAACCCTATAGAGGTTGAAGGGCTTGCATCTCTTTCTCCAACAGGATCTTTGACTGTTAATCCCGACACAGGTCAGCCAGAAGCTTTCTTGCCGTTCCTTCTTCCTCTTTTAGGAGGTATAGGAGGCTCTGCCCTTGCTGGAACCGCAGCCACAGGACTTCTTAGTGCTGGAGGCCTTAGCGCAACTGCTTTGGGTGCTATAGGCTCTGGGCTAGGATCGTTCGCTGCAACCGGAGATCTTAAACAAGGGCTTATATCGGGAATTACTGGATTCGGTATAGGTTCCGCTCTAGGCGGTTTAGGTAGCGCAGCATCAGATGTGGTGATAGATGGAACAAAGGAAGCAGCAATACAGGCAGCAAACGAGGCAGCAAAGTTAGGAGCCGCTGAGGCTGGGGCGGTTGGCATGACGCAATCAGCTAAAAATGCTCTTGCTAGTAGCTTTCAAGATCAAGGCGTTCAGGCGGCGGGGGTACTTACTAAAGGGGCTGCGTTTAGACCAACTGTCGGGCAAAACTTAGGAAAAGCTTTTTCTAAGGAAGGTTTAAAGGCATTAACCTCTCCAACAGCCTTGATTGGTGCTGGTGTTGGTGAAGGCACTAAC